GATGCGTCTTCTATTAGGTCATTGGCCTCGGCCGTTGCACCGTACAACTCGTCAAAGTTGTCGTTTATCTTGTCAAATGCTGTTCTTAATGGATCACCTGTACCGTCGTTTGCACTGGATCCTATGCCGATTGCTTGTTTAGCCATGTCTTAATTCTCCGTTAAATTTTTGTTAGTGTGTTTATTTATGGAATATTCTAAGAACCGGACGTAAATTACACGTCTACTGCTATTCTCTGGAACTTGAATACCGTGCTGTCGCTGGATGTGTTTGTTACCAACAATCTCGCATTTCCACCATTAACATCCGCACTGAAAGTGGTCAACGGCCCTGTGTGATCTGTTGTTGATCCAAAAGATAAAACATAAGCATCTGATCCATCGTGTATGACGTTGGCTTCTACTATCTCGAATCTGCTGTTTGTGGCATCCGTTATGGATATGAAGTACTTGGCACTCCTGTATGTTGCAACAGCGAATGTGTTCAGCACTGATGTTGCCGAAGTGGCCACTGTTATTGTGGCATCTGCAACGTCTGAGTGAGATAGCGATGCACTACCAGTTACAAATTGCAAACCACCCGAGCCGTTGGTAGCTAGGAACTGGTTGGCACTTCCATCTGATGTTGGGAAAGTGAAGCCGCTTATGGTCACACCACCCGTGCCGTTACCTGACAGTTCAAGATTGGCGTTTGATGAGTTGGTCTTTAATGTGTTGTCATCTATTGTTATTCCTTCAAGTGACAATGCCTGCGTGACAGTAAGAGTTGTGAACGTACCTGCCGCCGCGGTCGTTCCACCTATCACTGTGCCATCGATCGCACCACTGTTGATGTCGGCCTTGGCTATTGCAACTGATCCTGTGCCTGAAGCTGACAGAACCAAATTGGAGTTAGAAGTTGTTGTCTGGATCTCATTGTCTGATATGTTTATGTTGTCGTCTATGGTCAGACTTGAAATAATCACTGATCCTGTTCCACCTGGCTCGAGACGTATGTCTGCATTTGAGTCTGATGATATTATGTTGTCCGAAAAATTTAAGTTGTCTACTCCCAGTGTACCGGTGATGTTCATAGCACCCGTGACAGTCAATGCTCCCAATGTGGTCAATCCGTCAACTCCTAGTGTTCCTGTGGTTGATAGATTCTCGTTGCCGAAGCTGATTGCTCCTGATGAGTCAGTTATTGACCCAGCGGCCATTGTTAAAGTGCCGGCTATGTATGAACCCGACGTGGTTAGGTTCTCATTGCTGAAACTTATGGCACCTGATGAATCTGTGATTGATCCATTGGCCAGTGTTAAGTTACCAAATGTCGAACCAGTTGCCCCAGCGATAGTTCCTGTCGTGGTTAGGTTCTCGTTGCCAAAGCTGATTGCTCCTGATGAATCTGTGATTGATCCATTGGCCAGTGTTAGGTTACCCAGAGTCGAACCCGTCGCGGCTGTTAATGTCCCTGTCGTTGTCAGGTTCTCGTTTCCAAAACTTATTGCACCAGATGAGTCTGTTATAGATCCATTGGCCAGTGTTAGGTTCCCCACAGTCGATCCTGACCCTGCTGAAATGGTTCCTGCGAAAGTGATTGTTCCTGACACATTCAATGTACCATCGACAATCAGTCCGTCATTGATGTTGATCGATGTTGAATCATCTGAGCTCAGCGTCGTACCTTCGATTTTTATTGCTCCGAAAACTACTTTACCTGTTCCCGAAGGGATTAGGTTTATGTTCTCGTTTGAGTTGATACCTGTGATGTTGTTGCCATCAATTTTAAGTGAAGGGAAAACTACAGCACCTGAGCCAGCTGGTGAGAACACTAGGTCATCGTTCGTCCTGGTCGCCCTGATCTCGTTTCCTGTTACTGATATAGTTGTAAGGTCGAATCCTGGTGATGAATAAATCTCGGTGAAGTTTGTGTTCACCTTGATCATCGCATTCCGTAACGTATCTCCCGTTCCGTCGTTTGCGTTTTGTCCTACATTTAATACTAATTGTGCCATATTCTATACGTTTATTATTCTCCTCACTGAGGTAACTGTGTGATCATTAGTTGTATTTATTGTACCTCTCAGCCTAACATTTCCACCGTTGATATCTGCCGTAACTGTGATCATATCCTGATCAGTGCCTGCAGAGCCAAAGACACTAACAAAGGCATTCGTACCGTCATGGGTGACATTCAGTTGTTGTAATTCATATTTTCCATCGGAGTCATCTGCTATCTGCATAAAATAGTTGGCTGATCTAAATGTTGAAGCACTAAATGAATCCAGTGTCGCCACTGCCGAGGTCGAGCCTTCCCCTCTGGCTAGATTGACCCTATAGGCATTAACAGTTGTGGAACCACCCGATGATGAAATTGCTGATACTGTGGTTGTTGTTGAAGCATGTGCCGCCGTTAGCAGTAGTTGGTCTGTGCCTTTGGTGCTGACCAGACCATACTGGGTGATGAATGCAGTGGTTCCGTCACTTACAACCGACGCCTCACAAATAGATGATGCACCTTCGCTTGAGTTGTGTGCAACAATGATATAATGACAACCTTGGTAAGTGTTTGTGCTGAATGTGTCTAATGTTGTTGAAGCACTGGATACCGTGACTTCGCCTATCACGTTGACATTCGTTGAACTCCTGTCTGCTTCGTCATCGGCCAATATGATTCTGTACGCATGTAATCTCAAGTTTGTTTCGAGACCCGCGGCACTTAATTTTACATTGTCACCGTCGATCGCCGCAGTAATAGTCACAAGATCGTCGCTACCTGAGTTTACTACATTGTAAATGCTAACGTATGCCGCTGTACCATCGTGTACCACCGATGCCTCCAAGTTACTGATTTCTGTTTTGGATGCGTTGTTGACAGAAATGTAGTATTTTGCTCCTCTGAAATCTGCGTGTGCCCAAGTGTCAAATACTTCCGATGCACTGTCGATATCTGTATTGATCACCGTTGCCGCTTCGTCCTCTCCCGAGTATCCTGTGGAGTCATCATCTCCCAATCCGATCCTGTAGTAGGACATGGAGTTTGCTCCTGAGTTTCCTGTGCCTAGCAGTCTCGCCCTGGAGTTATTCACATCCGCGGAGGTTTCTATATGATTATTTGTACCTGTTTTGGCCACTCCGCTGGAACTGACAAATGCATTTGAATTATTATGTGCAAGAGAATGTTTTACTATCTCAAACTCATCACTCACATCATCTCTGTTAATTGCTAGATACCAGGCACTGTCGTATTTTGATGTTGCAAATTGATCCTGCGCCGATGCCGACGATTCTATTTTTGAGTGTCCTCCCACCGCGGTTACATGGTCTATCACTGTGAGATTACGGAATGTAATCACTGTCTGAACGTCTTGTATGTCTGTCTCACTCATTGCAAAGCCAGTTGAGAGATAACCCAAGACTCCGCTACCGTTGGTCTGTAAGAACTGTCCTGTCTGTCCGTCTGCGTTCGGCAAAGATAACCCATTGATTATGACATTACCAGTTCCATTCGCCGCAAATTCTAGGTTGTCGTTTGATCTGTTGGTGGATACTGTGTTGCCCGAGAATGTAATTTTAGTAGGGATTACCAATGTGTTAAAACTCAATGGATTGAACACACCCGAGCCAGGGTTGTTTGCACCGATAATTGTGTTGTCTATGGTTCCTGAGTTGATGTCTATGTTGTTGAACTCCACTGATCCCGAACCATTACCTGACAGTACCAGGTCCGCGTTTGAATTTGTGACCTTGATCACGTTGTCGGTGAAGTTTATAGATGAGTCTATGGTCAGGTTGGCCACGTTGACCACACCCGTTCCGCCCGGTGTAAGGTTAAGGTCTGCGTTTGAGCTGGTCGAAATTATGTTGTCATTGAATGTTAAATTATCAACTGTGACAGGAGCGGCGAATGAAGTTGCCCCTGACACCGACATGTTGACCATTGTAGTTGCCCCGCCCACTGTTAGTGTACCTGTTGTGGTTAAATTCTCATTGCCGAAACTTATGGCACCTGATGAATCTGTTATGGATCCAGCGGCCATTGTTAAAGTGCCGGGTTTGTATGTTCCTGATGTTGTCAGGTTCTCGTTGCCAAAACTT